CGGGGACGGCGGTGGCGGCGGTATTGTATGATGTGCCTACGCTCACACAATCCAGAAAAAATTGAAATCATTTTACTCATATCAGCCGAATACAACGACAACCACACGACGATACAAATGAACCCCAGACAAGCAAGAGAATACAAACACTCCCAGAAACTCAAGGCAGAAGAAATGAGGCACAAGAGACATCAGGAGAAAATGAAGGCGGAGGAGATGGAGAAGAAGGGATTGAGTGTGAAGATTTGCGATTGTGTTGAAGAGACAATCGAGACGGAGAAGGCAAAGGCGGAATACATTTACGGCAAGGATGCGAAGGGCAAAATGACTGTGGATATTAAACTAACGGAGGGCAAAGTACTCATCAAAGCAGTTTTCGTCCCAGCGGAAGGGGTTAGACCACTCGAGGGTCGTACCGTGTTCGGCATCACAAGAACCACGGAATGGTAATTATTGTGATGTAATCTATACAGGACGAGGGGTGTCCTTTTTTTAATAACACTTAATCTTACTCTTCAACTTCGCCAACATCTCTTTCATATTCTTCGCTCCACCTTTCGCCACATTCAATTCGGACTTCGTCCTATTCGCCTGTATTCTCTCGGCAGCGTCGTCCAACTGCCCGCGTCCCGCCATCTCTCGGTCATACAAATCATCATCCTCACTCTCCTCCTCTGGTTCTTCATCCGATGACGACATCAAGTCGCCACCATCATACATTCCTACACGATGCGATGAACCAGTTGAAATAGCAATCGGCCTTTCTTCACCCTCTTCCGCTTCTATTCCTGCGCCGTAAGGGTGTGTCGGCATTTGTTGGACTGCCTTCATCATTCCACTCCAGTTTCCTCTTTCTACGAAACCATCGTGTAATTTCAAATCCAGATACTCCTCATCCATTCCCGCCATTCCCGCCATATCCGCCGACACACCTCCATACGCTCCACGACCAAAACGAGTTCGAGTGGCGGGCATCGTTGCTGGGTCATACGGGACATTAATTACTCCTGCCCGAATTGCCCTCTCCTCCGCAAAACGCACCGCATCTACACCCCTATTCACAGCATCCTGTAATTGTCTGGGGTCTTGTCTTGCCGCTCGTGGTGCCGCCGCGTTTGCCGCTAATGCCGCCTGTGCCGCCGCCAAATATTGCCGGTTTCCTTCCAATTCACGGATTAAATTAATGTCGGCACGACTTAATCCTACATCTTGCGGGGCTGCTGGTTGTTGCGGTTGGACTGGCGGTACTACTGCTGGTGCGCCCTGTATCCCTAACGCCGCATTATACGCTGCTAGGTCTTGCTGATATATCTCCCGTGCTGATGGATTTCCCGCATTAAATCGTCCCAGTTCTCTATTTAAATACGCCGTCGCCGCCGCCCCTTGTCCGTCTGGTGATATGTCTGCTCTATTATTCGCAATCCACCTCCTCATTCTTACGACGATTGGCCTCCTTGCTGGGGCGCCCGCCGCCGCCAACCATTCTGCCAACAACGCATCTGGCACGTCCGCTGGAGGTTCTACTGGCGGTGCGGCGGGTTGTCCTGCTGGTTGAACTGGCGGTTGGGGTGCTGGGGGGGCTACCCCTTGCGGCCCTCTAGGCGGTGCTTGTGGGCCAACAATCGGTATAAACGGTTGTGCTGGTGCGCCTGCTGGTTGTGCGGGTTGCGGAATATTAAGCGGGGGTGAAAAATCAACTGGACGCAAGTCATTATTAAGAATATTATCATACGCATTCAATACCGCCCTGAACTCTGGAATAGGATTACCTGCCGCGTGGGCGTTTAATATCTGCTCGAGAGATGGTTTTACACTATCAAACTTCTCCTGTATCCCCTGCTCCTCGCGATTTGATAATTTGCCTGTGCGTCCGTACAGGCGGACATACGCCGTTGCCCGATTGAACGCCGAGAGAAATTCGCTGATGCCCTGCGTCAATTTACTCGCCTCCGCTGGAATTGCGAGTGCTGAAACCGCCTGCGATAATGACGACGCCATCTTATCCAAATATCCACTCAATTCAAACTGCGTTTTTCTATCCAACTCGTCTGGTCGGAGAAACTCTTCCTTATTCTGCTTAACGAAAGGGAAATTCAGTAAAAATGCCTTCTGTGATGCTCGTGCGTCTTCGCCAAGGGCTTCCGCGATTTGTTTGCTCCGCATCGAACGGTCTGCGTCTGAACCACGATGTCTGTTCGCCATTTTATTATAATAGAATTAGACTTTTGTTTTTATTACAATTTTCGTCTATTATAATAAATCTCATCTTCGATAATCTCATCTTCGATAATTTCGTTCCACGAAATCTCTCGGCGTTTCGTTTTTAGACTTACTTTTTATACAATCCATTCGCCTTGATATACGCCGATGCCTCGCCCAATCTCATCCCCATCTCCGCCATCACCTTCTTCGTGAGTTGCGAATACGCGTTGCTCTGGCCTTTGCGTTTCATTCCCGACTTCTCTCCACCACCACCGAAAATACCCTTCAGGTTATTCGTCTGCGTTAGTGGATGAACTCCGCCTGACGCCGCTCCGCCACACATCGCACCGCCCGTACTCACCCCCTTTTGTCCGCGTGTCGCGTCTTGAAGAATAAGACTGTTGATTTTCTTACCACTTCGGCCACGCTCATTCTCCATCTTTGTTCCGTCCCACATATTATCAGCAGCCTTATCCTCTACGGCGGCGGCCTCCTTCTGCGACTGCTTACTGAACCCTCTTTCGGCAACAATCGCACCCATCGAGTTATCGCCACTCACCGCCAACCCAGCACGCTCGGCTTTTGAACCACCCTTCTTACCATATCCAATCTCTTTCATCACCTTCTCATATTGTTCCTTTTCTTCCTTTGACATATTACCGTAGGGGTCTTCTTGCTGCCCCGCCCCCCGCCCCGAGGGGGGGCGCTCCACCATCTCAAAATCCTCCTCACCCTCACGGAGTTTGTCCTTATTCCTCTCCCTCTTTATTTTCGCCTTCCACTCGTCAATAAAAGGTTGTGTGGCGAGGTATGCCATCGCGTCCGCCTTACCCTTAAACTCGGAGGGTAAATGAACGCCGATATATGCCAACAGTTTATCCCTGCCAAACTCCGCAATTTCGGGGGATTTTCGCCGAGCGAGTTCCAATATATCCTTCCCCGCTTGAAGCGCTCTGGATAAATACGGGTCAGACCTTCTCGTATTCCCTTCCAGACTCGCATATTGCTCGTATTTATGTCTTTCCAAATCTCTCGGAGTAAGAACAACGTTTCCTGCCTCATCCACATATCCCTCGCCCATTTTTGTCGGGGCGGCGAATACCCCACTAACGTTTTTTACAAGTCGCTTCTTTCGTCCTCCACTCACCGCCATACCAGAACCGACTGGATTGCTCGTCGGCATATCTCCATACGAAGTCGAACCAGTCGCCGCGTTCAACTGCTCCACCTCCAACTTCGGGTCAAATCCGAGAGAATTCGCGTTTATCGGCTTCGCATTCGCAAATACACCAACCTCCGCTCCTCCGCTTCGTCCGCCACTACGGCCGACAGTGCCTCCGCTTCGTCCGCCACTCATCCCAGTCCTACCATTTCCATCCGAACCCGCACCACCAACACCATCAGCACCACCATACCCATAACCCAACAACTCCAATACACCAGCACCCGCCTCTCCGTAAGGGTTGTTGCTTGCTAATAGGGCGTCCTTCACAGGAGTTCCCACGACATCGAGAACTGGTTTTATGTAATCTTCCCACACCCCCTTCACGGTATCATAGGCATCCTTAACCGCTTCTGTGAAATCGTTCCAGTTATTGTACCACTCACCACCATAATAACCACAACCCTCCGCACTCTTCTTAAACATATCCTCAACAAATCGCATCTCATCGGCGTCCAAATCCATCGGCATATCGGGCATCTTCGTCATACGACCGATTTTCTTACTCTCCATCATACGATTACGACCTCCCCTGAAATCCTCGAGAGAAGCATACCACGCGCAACCGATTTTCGGTGGTTCTCCTGAACCGTCCATATTACCCACTTGGACTTTCGTATTCATCGGAAACTTCATTCTCCCGCCACTCACAGCCATCCCCTCACCACTCAACGGGTTCGCAAAATCTATCACGCCCGCCTCTGGCACCTCTCGGAACGGCATCGTCACCCCCACTTTCGTATAGGAATTACCGCCCGATACCCCAGAATATCCTCTTCCAGAAAGAACAGTATCCCGCCCCTGTGCGGCATCACTTATCATCCCTACTGGAGTGTATCTAAAAGCCTTACCGATGTCGTCAAAAAAACCACTACCAAACGCCTTCAGTCCCGCCTCCGCCCTATTCTCTCGTTCAACACGAGACAAGTCTCTAGGGTGGTTGTACGCCGCCCCCATTACATCCCGATATTGTGTATCAAGTCCGCAGTCAGAACCATACCCCCTACCAACAAAGTTAGCGGGGGCGTGTCGCGCCGCACGATGATTAATCGCATCCAGAGTCGAACTTATTCTCCTATTGTAAGCCGTATCCATTTCTGTTATACAATCATTAGATTTTTATTTTTATGCTATATTTCATAGTTATACCATAAAAACTGTTGTTTTTTCGGATTTCTCCAGCGACTTAGCACCTAGAAGCCAATTTCATACGACCCCCGCTGACGCTATCAGCACCTTTACCGAGTGCGGATTTTGCTGCGGAAACTGCGTCCATTATCGCCTCCTGTGCCTTCGGGGCGACATCAGCAACCGAGGTGACGGCGGAACTCTCAACACCACCAACCAGACGCAAATGACGCTCACTCACGGGTTTCATTTCAGAAGCAGCCAACACATCGGACTTCGTCAAAATACCCGTGTAAGTAGAAGAAACACCTTGGGAAGTGATAAACAGACCACTATTCACGCACATCAAGCAAATCTCAACCTGACCGGCTCCTGTGGTGTCGTAGTTTTGTAATTGTAAATTGAACTGGAGGTTGAACGACCCTAATGAGCCTGGGGCATAAAACTCCTCGACAATAGGGATATCCTGTCCGTATCTCAAACACAGAATAGACCCTGCGGTTTGAACCAATTGGCTCTGTGAATTATAAACAGCACCAGCCGCAAGGGCAGGAGGGAGGTATTTGTTCGCAAATCCCTTAAACTCGTTCCAAGTCTGGTTCGTCGTTTTAGCGGACATACGAAACAAGGTCTCTTGGGTGGCGTTCGCCAGCAAACCAGACTGGTTATTCCAGTTAATAGAAATACCAGTAATGGGGTAGAAACTATCGCTATCACGAGAAGTCTGCTGGGACATTGGCTTTCGGGCGACGATACACAACATATCGGGAACCTGATTTAACTGAATGTTGTTGCTTGAAAATGTACCGGAACCTGGTGTCAAAACATTCAAGGCAGAAAGGGCGGCAGCACCAATCGTGGTAGTGAAGGTAGTCAAATAACGCGGGAAATCAACATAATCCACAACGTTCTTCGAGGGCAAAATCTGCGATGGATGAGGGGTAAGCATCTGGAAATGAAGTTCTGACCCTGCGACACTTGAAATTGAAACGCTGTAGTTGGCAATCGAGGCAGCAGACGCACCGCAACGCCACACACGGGCAGCGTTGGCAGAGATATTAAAAATGAAGTTCATATTGGTAACGCCGTACAAGCCCATCTGGTTCGCCGAGAGATTGGCAAAGTGAAAAGGAGACAAAAACAGGGGTTCATATGAAGTGAAACGAAGAACAACCACACGGGCAGTTCCATCACCGATAGTCTGCTGATTTTTCAGACCAGCACCAATAACAGGGGTAGTCTGGTTAATTTCGTCAATAGTGAAAGCACCACGGCTCACAAGGGAGTTATCGGCAGTCTGCGACCAAGAACCATTGCTGTTATTATTGGCGCCAACTTGGTCGCCATACAACTTGTAGGTATCAGGGGCAAGAGGGCAAATACCGTTCCAACGGGACAAGGCACGGTCATCGCCATACATACGAAGCAACTGGGGCAACACATCACGGATATTCACCGAAACGCTGTTGTTATTCACCTGAACCTGAAGGGTAGTTGCGCTCATATGAAGAGGCAGAGGGGCAAGGGCATCACGATTACCCAAATCAACAAGATAAGTTCCTGCGGCGGGAGTTCCGCTGATAGTCAGTTCATAAGTGGATTTCCAAACGATATTACGGTCGAGGATTGTAACTTCAGAGGGAGTCTGAATAGAAAAAGTCTGGGACGAATTAGACTGCGACGTAGAAGGATAAATCTGGGTCGTAACATTCTGTCCTGACTTAACCACACCAAAGGGCAAACTGTCGGTAACTCTCATACGGGCATCCTCCACGAGGACTTTGCGAAAGTCTGCTGAACTCATTTTCGGATTTGTTTTATGCTATTAATATTCGGTTGTTTTTATATATAATTTCGTCGTTTTATTCCTTCTTCGGCAATTTGTCCGAGAGATGCTCCCTCATCGTCTTATTAATTATCTCCTCCACTTCGTCCTTCAGAAATTTCAGCAGAAACTCACCGTCCGTTCCGTAATAGCGGTCTCCTCCGCACTTAACGAAAATGTCGTTCAGATAAACGGGTATTTCGCTTCCATAGAGTTCCTCGAAGTAGTGCGCCCCTTGTGATGATATTTCCTCCCCTATCTGGCGGTAAATCTCCTTTTCGCAGTCAGTCTCGTCAAGAAACGCTATCATACTCTCTATGATTTCGGTCTCGGTCGCCTTCCTGTCCTTATCATTCTCATCCACACGGTCATCATCAACATAATTTCCGCACTCTCCAATTCTTCTCGTCCTTTCCACCTCGCCCAACCAACGGTCGCAGTAAAGGACTAAATCCGCATCCGTAGGGGCGAATTCGCGTATTTGTTCTCCGAGTTCCGTGCGAAGTTTTGTGCGAAAAACCTGTGTCTTTCGCATAAGACCGTTGAATATAGTTGCTTTTTGTGCCATCGTCGTCGTCGTTGTGTATCTGTCATCCGCCGATATGTTGAAAATTCATTTCAATTTTTTCCATTTTCAATTGCTCCGCGTTCTTATTGTGGCTGGTGTAAGGAGGCGACCTTCTTGGCGACCAAGTCGGCAATATAACTATCATCATTACCCCACAGACTATATTCCTCCCCCTCAATCGTCATAACGATTGCTTTACCGAAACCCCTATCAATATCACTATAAAGAACAATTATAATTTCCGCGCAGGTGAATGGGACGAGCCTCGACACAGTGTAAGTATAACTCGCGACGTGTGTGGTTGAGACATAATCAAAATCAACAGGGATAGGGGCAGACATTATTATACCATATATTTACGTTTAATTTTATATCGATTTCTTCGTAAGGCGTTGTTTAATCTACTCTCGCATTGTAGAAGTCCTTTCTGCGGAACAAGATTTTAATGCTCGCCACACACCCAGCGGCCAACTGAAACCGATGAAGATTCGAAAACTTGTCCTTCCAGAAAACCGAAACTTCCACCGCATTTACGGGGGTAGTTCCACGCAAATCCAACATACGATATTCCGCCGTCGGCGTATATGTAATCCGCACCTGTGATGATGTCCCTGTCGCACCCTGTAATTCAAAATCAGTAAGTACTGGCGCAGTTACGTTGTTATTTGAATTACCGCCAACGACTTTCGATTGAAGTCCATTCCAGAAGTTAAAAATAACTGGTTTCGATAGAAGGGTATTCTGAACGGGTAGTAGCGATGTAGAAAATACGATGGACTGAACGGGCGACCATAAAATCGTCGTAGAGTTCTCCTGCGGGACTACAATTTGCGGTATCGCCGAAACCGTCGAGGCAACTGGCGTTAGAGGGAATGTCGGACGCCCTCCACCATTCGTATTCTGGTATTGATTATTATATGCCACTATTTCGTATTCGCTTCCACGAGCGAGATTTACTGCGTCGTTTCCTTGAAAACGCGTCGGTAGTGAGTTCAGCAACACCCAAGCCGCCGTATTCATATACACCTTCACGACACGCCCCGTAAAAGAACCCGGAACTGCCGCATTAAGTAAAGGCAAATTCTGGTCGTAAGTATCGTAAATAAAGGGGGGCGCAACCCCCGACAACGCTGGAGGACACAACGGCATATTTATCGTGAATAACTCCGCTATAGGGTCGTATGTCATCTGGGGGCAGTAATTTTGATAGATGTTCGCTGGTGTCGCCGCGGTGTTTCCTATTACTGGTTGAGCCGCCGCAGTCAATACCGCATTCATCGCAGTAAAAGTTGCCTTCAACGCATTATTCATTATCGCCAACGCTCGTGAAAACTCATACACATAATAATAGGGGTCTTGTAAGTTTTGAAACACAAACGGAGCAGTAGGAGCAGGAACAGTAAGGTCATCTGGAATAAAAATCCAGTTGCTCGGCGTCGTCACATAATATTGTACGGGTGCTGCTGGAATGGCGTAATCCGTCACACTCATACTAAAAGACTGTATCAGTTTATTCGGGTTAGTCTGCCCCACCCCTAACAACACATCAGGCGACCAAATCGGAAGTGTAGGGCTATCTAGTGTAAAACGCACAACCGACAACAAATAGTCCTCGGGGTAATTGATGATAGGGTTTTGACGCGTCTCCGTAAAAGTAAGAGGGGGTGCGGTATCACCAGTCAAAGTCGGGTCGTAATCCGTCACTACGTTAATGTCGTAGTACAAATTATAAGGGTCGGATGAATTTAAATTCCCCCGTGTCGTAATTCCGCTCATACGATTTTTCCTTGTGTTTTATATTCGTTATTGCGATATTGTTTTTATTATTAATTTGTTCGTTTTTATATGATACGGCCAAAAACATATGATACGGCCAAAAACATAGCAAACCAAAAAAAATTGAAATGGATTTCCAACTTATCGGCGGATGACAGCCCTACGACAATCAATAATGACTACAATCTTCAACTGCGCCGAAGAAGAAGACGCCTACACCTGCGGAGTTTGCGGACACAATTTCAAAGCAAACGACGACATCGTCATTTTCGCGGATAAACAAGGACGAGCCTGCTGTGAGTATTGCCCTGATGAGGCCGAAGAAGAAGAAGTGTGCGACGACGAGCAACGCTCCTACGGCGCTCGTGGCGCTCCTGCCCCCGAAAGAGAACGCAAAAACTACGAAGAACTCGTTGCCCCCATCATCGCCCCAAAACTCGCTTGTGCCGACTGCGGTCAAGTCGAAACTGAATGCCGTCTCGAACTCGTCGGCGGAAAGGTAATGTGCTGTGATTGCCTTGACCCCAAACCTACAGAAGAAGAAGACGACGACGAAACCGAGACCGACGACGAAGAAGAAGAAACCGTCGTCTGTCCCCGATGCGATAGAACCGAAGAAGACTGCGAAAAAAACAAAGAAGGTGAGAAGAACCCTATTACCGACTGGTGCGGTGAGTGGGGTTTATCCTGCGACGACTGCTACTACAAAAACCACCCCGAAAGCGACGAAGACGACGATGCTTCCAGCGTCAATACACAAGAAGTTTGCTGTGAGTGCGACCTCACCGAAAAACAATACAACCAAAAAAAAGGATACGAAGAAAACCTATCAACCCTTCACTACATCGGCGGTAAGACCTACTGCCCTGACTGTCGCGACCCAGAAAACAGCGATGACGAAGAAAGCGTGTGCGACGACGAGTGCGACTGCTGTGGCGAAAACTTCGCGAAACTCAACACCGCCGAAGACGCTGAAGGAGAGAAAGAAACCTACTGCGACGGGTGCTGGAAAGACAAGATTGAAGACGGATGCGTCTGGAAAGACGAAAATGGTGAGTGGGTGTGCTAATCATCCTCCTTTAGGTCTGGGTCTTCTAAAATGTAAGCACATTTTTCGGATAAAATGGCCTGTGGATAGTTCTTCGCTATGGTGACCCAGCGCGAACTCAACTTTTTTATCTCTTTCATCATCTTCGGTGAAATACCAATATAATTCTCCAGTACATATTTCGTGCTTTTCGTCATCACAGACATCGGGAATATCGTGACATAATGACACTCGTTTAACATCTGGCGAGTCGTCTGCCGGTCGCTCGGTAAATGGAATGTAAGAACACAACTAATCTTATGATGTCGTCCTGTCTGTAAAATCTGGTCTAGAATTTTAAACACGGCTTTTCGGTGTCCTTTATCTGCGATGGTATCACAATCATCAAAAATCACCATACTATCCGCAAACTCGACCGCATCAATCGGGTCGCTCACTAATGTATCGTCTATCTTCGGTCGCTTCAGGTTCTTTATATCATCTACCGAGACATCTTCAGGTAAAGTGGAAAACATATAGACGAGTCTGTCTGGAAACTTCTTCGTGTATTCCTTACATATCATCTTCGTATAATATGACTTACCCGAACCCGACGCGCCAACTACATACCAGATTTGCCTTTCAGTTTTAGGGTTTATCGACTGGACGAATTTACCCTCATCCCCATCGGGTATTGTCGCTCTGGCGAACGAACGAACTTTACGCTCTTTCAATCCTTTATCATTCGCGGTCGCCAAAAACAATTTTGTTCCATCATTACTACCGCCTTGTATCCGTGCGAAGGCCGCGCCGCATTTTTCCATATTGAACGACATTTATAATACAGTTTTTCTATTATAAATGAATGAAAATGTGTTTATTATTATTCAGATGATATTACACAGAAGTTCTTTCGCGGCCTTATTTATTTGCTTCATATTGCTACGAATGATGTTATCAATCCTGCCTCTTGTGATGCTCCCCTTGCTGTTTATTTTCTTCTTGAAAAACGCATCGGCGAGAGATTTGAGAGGCTTTTGTTGCTCCCACTTGAGAGATTGTACTGCTTTCATCTGGCTCGTCTCCTGATACAATTTACCCACTTCCGAATTAAAGAGATTGACTAGAACAATCGACATTTCAGGGTCTTCATTACGCAACCGCATCATCGCGAACAACCGTTTTAGTGCCTTGAAATACGCCGCCTCCTTTATCAACGCACCGAACTCTTGCTCGAGGTCTTTCAGCAGGTCATCTACTTCTGTATCATTATCGCCGAGAGAAAACATACAACTCGCGTCGTAAAACTCATTATCCTCTTTCCGCAGAACCACATCCACCTTCATAAAGTCTAGGTCTTTAAATGGTATTTTGCCGAAATAGGCGTGATTGAACTCCTCCGCTCGATATATCCTCTCCTTCTGCCCCCGCTTCGACTGGAGTTTGAACTCAACGAAATACAATTGCGGGTCTTGGGAGATTTTGTTTATCACATCGTTTATACCAGTAAAAACCACATCTCTCGGAAGGTCGGATAAATCCATAGAAAAATCATAATCACCAGTATATAATTGCGACTTCAATCCCGATGAACCTATCAGTCTGGGTTTGCGGTCATTCACCGTGAAGGCCTTGACGAGCGGGTATTCCTCGGAGGTCGGATACGCTCTTTCGGTTATAGTTGTCATTTTATTCTATGGGTTTTTGTTTTTATTATTATTAACCCATATAATATTCGAATCCGCTACTAAAACCTCCGTCCCGTCGTGCCTTCGCACTCCACGGTTCGTGGATACTCATAACCCTAGCAGGGTCATCCGGATACAATCCTTCCAAATGACGAAGAAGTTGTAATTGTTGATAATGGTAGTTCGAAAAACCCGCCCAATCTTCGCCACTTTGCGTATCATCATAATACATATCACTCCTAATTTGCGCTGGAAGTCGTTGTTTCAACATTTTCATTTTTAATTCACCCGCACTTTTATCGGCCGCAGAAACAGTCGCGTTTGAGCTAGCAATTTCGTTCGCCACATCTGGAACTGGAACACTAGCAGCGTGAGCGTCTATCACTGCTTGGTCGGTTCCAAAATCAATCGGAGTATTCCACGTTGCTCTTCGGTTCATCAGAGAACTAAAAATCGGTGGTCGTCCTTCGGCGTCTCGGGCGTTTCGGGGTCTTGCCCCTCCTTTCATTCCTCGTCCTGTCTTTTTTGCCTTCGCAAACTCCCCCGATGGGTTTCTCTGCTGACTTTCAAAAAACGGCAAACTTTCACTACTAGATTTCCCTTTCGGCGATTTATCCGCAAATGCTCCAAGTTTCTCTCGCATCATCACCAGCTTCACCAGCGTCTTCCCAACGTCATCTACCGTAAGAAATCCAATCTCTTCTTCATCACTATCAAACACCCTTCTCTCGGCAAACGCCAACCCTGCTCTCGGTGCTTCCACAAAATAAGTCTCATCACCCATCTCGTACTCAGCAACTTCAACTTCGGGTTCTTCCTCTTCTGGTTCGGGTTCTTTCGGTTTCGCTCGTTCATCCCGACGCTCTTTCGCCCTCGCACGCTTCGCCTTCGCAGTCTGCTTCTTCTTCGCCGCCCTCGCTTCTATCGCCTTTCGCTTCTGCTCCAACTTCGCATCAAATATCGCCTTCCACTCTTCAAGAGTATATGTCTTACCAGCACCCATCATACCACCCCCTTCAAACGCAGGATTATATACTGGAGTAATCGAATGTGACTTAACCAAGTACTCCCCCTCTTTTATCGGATTGTAAAAGTTCGATTTGCTCGAATTCACACGGATTTCAGTATTCGGAGCAAATTGACCCATTAATATAAACAGCGGGTCGGTATCCAAATAAACACGGTGGTTATGAATATCACCGTCCAATATATACTTTTTCTCAATAGCAGGGTTGTATGTGATTGCCTCATTAATCAATCCCATATCCAAAAAGCGGTCTATGATTGCTCCAGAAAGTGAATGACCTGTCGCAACATAATAAAACTGTGACATTGGAAACTGCTTCTGAAACTCCTGTAATGAACGTAAATCCTCTTGAAACCGCGAAGTAAAACTTAAATCATCAGACCCTACATTAATAAACGACGCCCAAGTTACCAATAACTCCCGCAAATTTCTCTTATTTGTCCCGCGAACACCCACCATCACAACATCCTCGTCATCCTTCACATAAAACCGTATTGACGCATTACCCTCATAATAATCGAAACCAGATATCTCTATCGCTTGAGCGTCATACATACTCCTCGACAACGCAAACGCATTCGCGCGTCCATTTTCTATGGTATCACCGTACGCATCGTAGTCTGGAGTAAATGTCGGTTTATTTGCCTTCATCATATCACCCGTAGGATTAAATAACCGCATTCCTGCTGTCGCCAGCGCGAAATCAATAGCCCCCCCCTCACCGACTAGTCCGCCGCCGTCGGTGTCGGTGTCGGAAAGTTCGTGTCCCTCTTCTGTGGCACAATGGCCGCAGATTATTTCATTAAGATTATCGATACGATGCCTGTGCGCGCTTGTGTCCGGTTGGATTAATTGATGGCATACATCGCACCGAAACGGGGTCAGCGGCGGCGGTGAAGGAGGAGGCGTGTGACCTTGTCGAATGCGCTTCTCTGTGTAGAACTCTCCTCTTGACCTTTTGTGACGACCTCCTTCCCCTCTCTCCCGCACCCTTCTTTCCTCCTCTCGCTCCTGCCTTCTCCTCCGCCGACGCATAGCATCAGCACGAGGCACAGTTTCTGCCTCTGAAAGAGCGTCATCATCATCATCATCATCATCATCATCATCATCATCATCGTCATCATCATCGTCATCATCGTCATCAGGAGCAGCAATATTCCCTGCCGCGTCGCAATACCCGCAATATACGTCATCATCATTCCCAAGAACCCGCCCTAACCAACCTTCGGTTCCCGCTACAATATCTTCTCCGCACATTCCGCAAACAAAATCACCGTCTGGTAACTCTCCCACAGACCTATCCTCCGCATATACGATGTCGAATTCATCATCATCCTCCTCCTCCTCCTCCTCCTCCTCCTCCTCATCCTCATCGCGTAGCATCCCATCCTCACCCCAAGGCGGCACAAAATCATCCTCGTCATCCCTCCGCCTCCTCTTGCTCCTCTCAGGCGCCTCCTCCCCCCGATATGGAGAGCGCGAATTACGCTCATCATCGCTCCCAGCACCGCCTACTTGCGCCATCTGCTCCTTGATTTCCTCGTCCGTAAAACCGCTCTGCTTTAAGAATTTTCTGTGTTCTTCCAATTGTAATGACCGTTCTGCGGGCGACTGAGCCTTGAATTCCGCTTGGGAGTCTGCTTGCTCTCGTGAGTCGGCCGCGTTCGAACGAATGCGGGTCACTTCATCCGCCGTTTGCGGCGGCGCCACTTGCCGTTGGTTCGCCATTCTAACTTGTGCTTGTTTCTTTTGGTCTGCTTCGTATTCTGCTTGAAACTTCGACATATTTTTTTGTTGTGTCGTCTTTAACATATCCTTCTCTCGTTGAAAAACTCGTTGCTGTGCCGCCTTCATTTTCGCAAGTTTCTCCGTATCAGGGGTCGCTTTCGCCTCCTCCGCTTTTATATCTGCTTCCACCTTCGTCTTTGCCACATTAACAGTCTCTTTATCTTCGTATTCCTTCACCTCCTGATAATCCATCGCATCTTGTCCTTTCAGGGTGCGGGGGTCTTTCGCCAATAACTCCTTTACTGCCTTCTTTCTCAATCGTTCTTCTCCTTCTGGGGTTTGTTCTAATTGCTTTTGTCCCCACGCCACCAGTTTCGGATAAAACTCCTTCAACCCCTTTTCGGGCAAAAATATAAACTTGTCTTGGAGTTCAGGTATTATTGTGCTTTTCTTGGCGTCATCAACCGACAACGGCATTGAAATCCCGTCTTTGGCGAACTCCTGAAATCCCACTCGACCTCGTACCCCCGACTTTCGGTCAAGAGCGGGTTTCTTGTTTATTTTTTCCCATATTCCAAAAAGCGGGTTCTCAACACGGATATACCACTCGGGATTGGTCTGATACTCAACAGGTGTTCGAACATATGATTCAACCTGCGGGTCGCTCGTGAGTACTCCATTATATCTGCTACGAGGTTTTCGTATAATCAGCGTTTTATCATTCTTGTCTCGAACAATACCGTTTTTCGCCTCCTCCGCCAAGTTTGCCTTCAACTTTCTCTCCTTCATATCGCTTTCGTATTTATCTGGATTAAAAGTCTTGTTCCACCCATCCTCGGCACTCTTCTTCACTTCCATCGCTGCCTTCACTATCGGTACAGCAATATTCTTCATCACCTTCTTTTTGCTTTCTTCTTTACCCTCTTCGCTAATACCGAGCAGTCCTTTTTTTTGCTTCTTCGGGTCGGTTTCCTTTCCGTATATCAAATCACCGATGCCGCTCTGGACTTTCTCGCGGATAGGGGCAAGGGCAGCGGCGGTGGCAGCAACAGGACTGATTTTCGGTTCTGCGGGTGTAGGGGCGCCATTCCCTGTCTTTCGTTCATTTGCTCTTCCAATCTCACGAATGCGTTCCATTTCTTGCTCGATGGGTATGCCTTGAATCCGACAAATAGAAGCAACTTCACTACATAGTCGAGGTGCTGCTGCTGCTATATCTTCTCCTGCGTCATCGGGAGCGCGTTGAGCCACACGAGGCGCCCTTGTATAATAGCCAGCAAGACTATTCAAAAGGGATTCTGCTGTCATCCTCCTTGCCCCTGCCCCTTCTGTAAATAACATCCCCAACACATTATTACTCGCACTCCCTAGGTAAAGCGGAAATGTGTGTTTATAGTATGCTTGACGGGATGTTTCGTCGAAGCGATGTCGATAATGTCTTGGGACGGGGGAAGAAAGACCGCCAGTTCTATATATTCGGTTGTCTGCTTCGCGCAACGCGTTTAAAATAATAGTAATATACTCTTGCGGACAGTCGAACTCGTAGCGCAGTTGTGGTGGTTGGGGGACTCCTACTGCTGGGGGTGGTGGGGCTGGAGCACCGCGCGGTGGTTGTATGCTTGCTGATACCAGAGGGGCGTTTGGTAATGCTGGTGATGGTGCTGCTGTTGATGGTGCTGCTGATGCTGCTGCTGGATTGCTGCTATAAACTGGCCTTCCGTAAATGGAGTCCTGTTGTGCGGCTTCGGCGACATACGTCGGCGCGCGGGGTCGTACTGGTAATGGTTGAACCCGATTTCTGCTTGTGATTATGGACTGAATTGGGCCTCCACCGACACCACTAGGGGCAGCACCCCCATAACTTCTTTTTATCTCTCCATACACACCAGCAGGGGTTTTTCCTGATAATCTTATCGCTCTGCTTAAACTCAGACCTATCTCATCCAATATACTCTCAATAAAACTCACTCGAAACTCGGGTCGCAACTTGGCAAGTTCTTTTATCAAAACCGCATTTTCATTAACAGCGGTAAGTAGTTCGGCAGGCATATACTGCCCCACATATTGTCGAAATAAGGCAACAAATCCATTCAATCTCCCGTCAGTCTCGGGGTCTTGCCACCCTCTCATATTAAGTGTGAATTGGTTCGCTAATTCCAACGCACTTTGAATTATGTTTCTCTGTTCTTGTGTGTATGCGTCACCAATAACAGCGACCTCCTGCTGCTGTGGTCGCCGTGCCAACACCCCCTGAACTGGTAATGGTTGAACCCGATTTCTGCTTGTGAATATGGACTGAATTGGGCCTCCACCGACACCATCCCCCTCTCCCACCCCCCTAACCCTCCTATCCTTCAAGTCTTGAATGTATTGCTCTCTGGTTTTCCCCCTCAATTTTAATTTCAGGCTCTTTTCGTAGTAAGGTTTGTCTTTATCCGCATCAAGGTCTTTTATCGCATCCTGTTCCGCCTCTTCCATCAACGCTGCCCTCCTCGCAGCAATACTTTTCTTGTAGTCTGTTTCTAATTTGAGTTTTTCCGCATCTGACAGTTTATTATACGCATCTATTTTTTGCTTTTGATAAACCGCATTCCCCTCTTCCAACTCCTTCATAAACTGCCGTTGAGTCGCAGGAGTCATAAATCGGTCAAAAAAACCCCCACCATCCAATTCGTCAGCACCCCAATTCTCCGTCGGTGCTTTGAAATCTTCCATCTGCTTCTTCCAGTCCTCTTCGCTGATAGGCGTGGTTTTCTTCCGCTCATTATGTTTCACCAGTCCCTTCCTCAAATCACCCCAAAAACCATCACCTTCGACTGACACACAATTCGGATTCCCATTACCGCTGGCACGTCGGTTCAGGACGGCTATTCTCTCCATTTCATCTACAACATTAAGATTACGTCGTCGGCAGTCTCTTATAATATCCATACATACTTCTCCTGCGATTGAACGAATATAATCTCTACTTTCGGCTGGTGGCTGATGGCGCAACGCTTCAAGACGCGCTATGATTGGTCTGGATTGCGCGCTATTATACCAATCTTTCAATACTGTTGCTTGCCCTGACGACACGAGTTGTTCGCACCACCCCCTAAATCCGAAACCCGCAACCCTAAACCCGTGACCTGATGTGTCAAGTCGGGTCAAACTCATACCCCTTCCAACATCATTGGCTTCGTTCAACGCTTTCCGTATTATTTCTTCGTATTCGGGGGAGCATTCGACAGGTTCGCCTACGTACTCCGCGCTCCGCTGTTGTGCGCTGACTCTTGGTGGCGCTGGTGGCTCTGGATGTATTTTTCCTTCCTTACTGAAGAGAGGGCCTCCTCCCTCAACTGGCACACAATTCGGCACCGTTTTCCCGCGCTTTTCCTTCGTTCCAATCATCTCATACCCATCCCAGCACGGGTCATCTTCCATCTCTTCATTTTCGCCGCGTCCGTACAATCCACAGCAATTATATTCTTCTTCTTCACATCGCCCAATCCCGCTACCCCTTAATGGCGCACCAACCGAGAGATTACGACTTTCAAAACGGTCATTACCACCGCCTCCCGAATTACTGGGGCTAAAATCCAACGACCTATGAAAAGAACCGCCGATACTATCATTTTGTATTTCTCCACGATACATTTTATAGAGTTAGTCTATAGTTGTTTTTATTACAAATTGTAGTTGTAAAAACAAATGCGACTTAATGGCAACCGAACGAAATACGATTGTCTCGGTCAAATGGTCGAACGGTGATGGAGGGCGTCGGGCATAACACCTTTCCAACCTTCACGAGATTTTGCGTAGCAAAATATCGGAGATGAGATTGAACGACAGGTTTGATGGGGGGTCGAATTACGGGCATTTTAATTAATAACTGGATTTGTCTTTATATTATTGCCATAGTAAATTAATCGCAAGATTATTTGCGCTGTATTTGTTTCTCCGCCAGTTGCCTTTGATGCCAGTTGCGCGGGCGAGGTAATTATCTCTCCGTGCTTCGTCCTGATGCTTCGTGAAGTCATCGTATCCCTTTTGCCCGAAATGAACGGTTTTGCCGTCGGGGGCGACCACGCAGAACTTCTTATCCTTCTTCTCCGAGAGATATATTTCGGCGTCATCGTTGCCTCGATACTTAAGCCAGTTAGAATAAACGCGTTTATAGTCGCTCATTTATAATAATAGAATGGATTACTTTTATTATAAATCTCACCTTCGGTAATTTTGCTCCGCAAAATCTCTCGGCGTTTCACTTATGAACTACAAGAAAGGCAGACACTATCGTCCAAAAAAGGAATATTCTTATAATCAACCTGCTCGGTAATATCGACAGGGTCGCTCATACAAGGCGAGCAGTCCAGCACACCGACGATATTCGGTTTAATGGCGTGGCGCTCCGCTTTCGCGGCAATCTCTCGGGCTTTCTTATATTCTTCCATCAAACACACACTCAATCTCTCGTTCTCCGCAACCAGTCTCTTCACCTTCTCCTGATATTCCTCTCTTATCTCCGCCTCCTGTGCGGTAAGCAACTCCGTCAGTTCTCGAATTGTAATCGTCTTCGCCATTCTCTCGGTTATGAGTAATTATCTCTCGTTCTTTTTATATTCTATTCGTCACCCTCGTCATCCCACCACTCTTTTTCGGTATCCTCGGGTTCTTCTATAATGGTCGCTGGTGCGTCGCACGGGTTATAGTCTGGTTTAATAACCGAAGGAAACTGGTAATAGTCGATGCGGCGCGGGTGGTTCATCCTATACTTATAATAAACCTATGGTTTTATATGAAAATATGTGAGACGAAGTCTCTTATACAATATAGAAATCTAACTAAAATATGTAGAAAGCAGAGTATCACTACCGCAGGTTTAAACCTATCCAAACTGGCGGAGCACTTTTAAAAAAGCTCACCGCAGTTTTTCTTTACAAATCGACTCGGTAGTGAATATCTGTTTTCTACATAAAACGGTTAGATTACCTGTATTTAAACTGACTTAAAGCGATATAGATAATTACGATTATAACTGGTAAGTATGCCCTATTTGTCTATTATTGATGGTGTCCCGACGATGGTCGATGATGCTACTCCCACTCCAGTTGCGCCTTCGGTTGAACCTATCATTTATGCCCGCCCTGATGATATGATTGTACTGCGCCCAAACAAGCCGCCCAAGGTTATCAAGGCCGAAGAATTAGAACTGGAAGTGCGAGAGATTACCCCTGATGATTATAGTTCTGCTGGAACACGAAGCGAAAGTGAAAGTGAGGACGAAGAACCGCAATACGGAACTTGGCAACCTGATACATCTTGTTTTATCCCTGAAAATAAACCAGAACCAGAACCAGAACCAAAACCAGCGAGACCCCTTGATTTGGATTTATGGAGGATAGGATTGAGAAATGACGACGCAGAGATAGTTATTAAGTTTCATAATGAGAGACTGGAAAAGTGCGACGACACGATAAAAACCACCGCAGGAGAAATAGGTGTTATTTTTAATGAATGGAAAGATGACAAAGATGACGACGGAAAACCTCGAAACATACTTGACCCTAATATGAATTATAACCGTATTCTTTGGGATTTTTTATCATCACGATACGGTGGTAAAAAGAAGAGTAAGACGGTATTCTGGGGTGTGAGACTAAATCTAACAGACGAGGAACGAGAACGAAAGGATGCGATGGAACGAGCGAAGCGAGAAAAGGAAGAGTTGATTGCGAGAGATTTGGCGGAAAGACTGACGGCACAAGAACAATTCGCACAACCACCCGACACTTCGAGTGAAGAAGAACCAGTAAAAAAGAAATTGAAGGATATAATTGATTGGAATGGAAAAATAATCCATCGGCATCCAGAGTATCCTCGTTATGGAGGAGACCTAACAACTGGCGAGATTATCAAGTTGAAAGGAAATAAAATCGACCGCCTCGTGAGTTGCGATTTAAAGAAAGGTGTTGTTTTATCTAATGGTAAAGACGAAGATGGTAATAGAATACAGAAATACAAGTCGGCACAGTTATTTATAGCAGAGTGCGGAAAACTGAAAGGTGCTACGAAGTTTCATACAAAGTTGAAAATCAATAAGGAATACCCGAGACCATTTGTTCGTTTTTATCCTCTGGCGTGTTTATCCTACGAATATGATGGGGGTCTCGATTTTGATGGCGACACAAATCATATCAAGACTGGAAATGCGTTGGTAAGTAGGTGTAAAACTACAAAAGAAATCAACGATTATATTGAGGGGGTAAAGGATGCGTTCGAAGAGAAACGCCGTAATGATAAAACCGAAATTGCCAAACTGAAAGGCGAAAATACCCTCCTGAAATCCCGTGTGTCGCACCTTGAAACACAGGTCGCAAAATTAAACACCCCCTTATCAGCAGGAGCAATCCAACTCCAAGAACTCCTTATGACCGAACACCAAGGCTCTACTGTACTAGAGATGCTGAGTTTCTGTTTTAAAGACATAACTCGTAATTATCCTAAAGCCACCGACGACGATTATGAGCGAGATGACGCCAACGCCGATTTCGGCCTATTCGAAATGTCTCCTAGGGGATTGTTTAATAGAAATGAAATCGTTGCCAGACAAGACGATTGATTTATTTGTCTGTGATTTACCTTACGGATGCCTCAACGCGGGATGCGACTGGGACGTGAAAATCGACCTCGTGGAACTATGGCGAGAGATTGAGCGCCTGTGTCGCAACGAACACACACCCGTTTTGATGTTTTGTAATGCCCGTTTCGGTGCGGAACTAATCCAGAGCAAACCAACGTGGTTTCGGTATGATTTGGTGCTGGATAAGGAAGTGGGGGTCTCATTTCTCTCGGCAAATCGTATGCCCCTCCGCAGTCACGAACTTATCTATGTCTTTGCGAAGAAATCCGCATTTTATAAACGGATTGATGAGTATCGTGAAGGAATGCCCTCGAAGTACCGCAAACCGAGCAATCCACGCAAAAATAATCTTCTCGGTCATACGGAAGGGTTGGAGCAACCAGACTATATTCAAGAGGAAAATCGGCGATGTGTCTTATCCATCATTCACGACCGTCTGGTTAAAAAAAAGTCCCATCCAACTGCGAAAAGTATCGCAATTTACCGTTGGTTAATCTCTCGGTATTCTAAAGAGGGGGATATGGTTTTAGACGTGACAGCTGGTTCATTTAATTCAGGACGAGCGTGTGCTGAATTAAACAGGAGTTATATCGGCATCGAGAAGGACGATAAGTTTTATAATGCTAACAAGATAGAAAATTAATCATCAATAAACCGACGGCCATCCCCCATTTCAGAAGGGTAATTCTCCATCATAAACTTCTTGACAGCCCTAGCGGCGACCTGCTCGTCATCATAAACGCCCAGTGGGTGAGTAAATGTGTGTTTTGGGTTGTTATCCTTCGTTGTGACGACGCACGCCAAAAACTTCTTGTCTTTTTTCACCCACCGCACACTCCAGTATTTTCCGTTGTTTTTCATATTGTTTGCGTTTGCTCGGTGGCAGCACCACCGAAGGTTCTTATAGTTATTATTACAAGGGTTTCGGTCAATATGGTCGATTACACGATGACGAGGGTTTGTATTCGGGATGAAGACCTGCGCGACTAGGCGATGGACTAACATCGATATATAACTGCGTGGTACATCTAATCTTACTGGACGTCCAAAACCCGATGTTGGTCTTAATAAATTGCCAGAGGCGTCCTCCGCCCGATGGAGGGTGACACACATATATCCGTGTGAGGGCGATAAAGATTGCGTCATAAGGCGGTTCTTGAGAAGGTTCAATATTTCACCCTTACGATTAATCGCATAATTACCTTTTTTCACGCTGAATCTCTCGTCAATCTCAACGAACTTCGACATAAAGTCCTCCTCTTCGGCAGCAACGAAGGGCGATATGACTACTTGATTACCCGCCATATCCGTCGCCACGGACGGCGTCTTCACGCGGAAGAAGGCGTTGATTTGTGCTTGTGTGACGCGCGGCATTTATTATATCCTTGTATGTAATTATCTCTTTATATAATGTTTCCAAAAGATAATTACCTACCAACAGGTAAATCCGAAACAGACGCAGGTTCTTTTCGGCGATGACCCGCGGGGGGTGGATGGGGTAGATGGAGTGGAAGGGGGTGTAATGCTATCCGCGTCATTAAAAAGGAATTTCTCCTTCCTTTTATGTTCGCCCGAGTGGTAAGTCATTACTTTTAGAGCGTAAAGCATATATTACATACCTGCTTTTTCTTTAATCTCTGTTAGTAATTTTTCTGGGACGCTGTATCTCTGCTCCAATCGTGACCGTTTTAAACCAATCTCTCGGACGTTCGTTTTATAACTGCTGTTGCCGATAGAATATTGATGCCGACCGTTTGTTATGAAAGGACACGCGTTCCGCTCACACAATTTTCCGACGAAATCAATATTATTCCATAGCCTCGTTCTCTTGCGATAGGGGTAATCATACTGACAATAATCCACGTCTGTAAAAGGGATTTCGTCTAATATTCCTTGTTTTTTTAAGGTGCCGGTCTGCGGATTTTCAATCACAAACTTACAGCCCGCATAATTGATGATTTCAAGTCCTCGTCGCACGATAGCGTTAGACCCCACAATATCAGGTGTTTTTTCCGGCCTCGCATAATTCAGCGACGAATACTCATTACAGGGTGGGCTAAACCAAATGAATACTGGTTTTCCGTGTTGAGCGAAATAGGTCTTATAATCCCAATCCAGAATGCTCGTCAAAATATCAGGCGAATATTTCGGTTCTATATCTAAACTTACATACCTCTTATCGCAGAAGTTCTTCATAGACTTACTGCCCGAGCATAAGTCAAGATACCACTCTATCGCCGTCATTCTTATCTGATGCCATAAATGTTATACCATTTTTAGGTTTATTTCCTTTCTCCTCGGATAAGGAGCGCCTAGCGGACTTCGGCATACACGTTTTCTTGTATTCCAGCATCTCTGCTTCATCCTGTTCCGTCCATTTATCAATTGAGCGAAGGTGCTTTTCGGTGGCGAGGTGGCGACGAATGATATTGGCGGTTAAAGACACCTTCGCACCGCAGTTCGCGCAAATCTGGATATGTCCTCTTGATAATGTGGAAGTTAGATTTGAGACGAGGGGTTCAATCCAGTCGGCGTGGCGGTTATAACGCAAATCCTTATATTTTGTTCCAGCGGTAGAAGAGCCGTAGGGGTGCTGTTCGGGGTAGTAATCACTCATCATATAAACATAAGTTCGGTATTATGTTTATATATTATGGCAAAGCAAATAGACTACGACGACAATCTAGAAAACCTGCTTAAAGATGAAGCGGAAAAGGCGGAGTCCCTATCCATCCTCCACCGTCTCTCGCACGAGAAGTACTCATTATATTCAAATGCTATTAATATCCCTGTGATAGTGGGGTCATCGGCGGTTGGATTTATGACGGGCATCCAGATTGATTTTGAGGACATCAATATTATACTAGGGATTTTTAGTGTTGTAATAGGGTGTATTAAAGCCCTAGACTCCTATTTTCAATTGGCGCAGCGAAGCGAACGGCATCGCCTCGTGAGCCTTCAATACGCGCAGATAAACCGAAAAATCGCTGTCGAGTTGAGTTTGGAGCGTCACGTGCGGATGGATGCGAAGGATGCTCTTAACGTCATTAGGACGGACGTGAAGAACCTAGAGGAGTTGGCGCCGATTATACCCGACGACATTATTGAAAAATACAAGGAGCGGTATCCGAAAGTGGATGGCGAAAACATAAAGCGTCCAGCCCTAACGAATGGCCTTACGGAGGTGGTGATAAACAAGCCAGATTTGAACCATATTGTAAAGGCGGATTTGGTTTTACGGAGTAGGCGACAATCCCACGATATCGTGGATATCCCTCTAGATAATATTACAGATGGTATATTTAGTGCTTGATGTAGATATTTTGCTGCGTCGAAAGTGAATGCGCCATTCCAATCGCAATCGCCTTATTCTTCTCTTGCTCCGCCAACAGTTTATCGGTAGCAAATATCGTACGGAGCATCGCACACCCCAACTTTTTAGGGGCGAAGATGCGATTTAAACAGCGGGTAATTGAATTGCCGACATCGAAGGGTCGCCCAGAAACAAATAGGAGGAACGGGAATGTTTTGCCCTTTTTTAGGTCAATACCCATCGTGGGAAGGTCGCCGTCGGTTTTGCGTGAATTGATGTAAAACCAGAAAATCTCCATCACATCTTCAGGGATATCTACTTCTTGGACGCCGAATGACTTGAAGGTCTTGAACTTTTGAAAGATGAACTTATTTTCGTCAATAATGAGGTAATTTTGCGCGTCGTCGAGAGGTTCGGGGCGTTTTTGAGAGATTACCATTTCTAGGTAATCCTGATTGCGACGAGGGAGTATTTTCACGTATAGGGTGAGGACTACAAAGTGAAGGAGAAAAGTGTATTCGTATGATTGTTTTACGCCCCCTTGTGTTTGTATTTGTTTGAATGTAATATACATATCGTCCCATTTGTCTATAATTTCATCCCACGTCGTCCAGTTGTCTTCTTGCTTCTGCGTTTTCTTGCCTTGGACGAGTTTGTGTTCTCTAGCCACTCGCATCATTCTCTCGTGATATGAGTCTATTCTCTCGTCCATTTCAGCGTCAGGAATAGGGTAGGTGAGTTTGAGGGCGGAATGTACGGAAGTGTAATAAACCCGCTGTGTATTTTTTGAGTATTTTGTTAGTTTTTTTTCGACATCCCCAAAACAGAAGAGAAAGTGAAGATTATCAACAGGGTTTTCATCGTTTAAAATCTCTAGGTTTCGTAGGTAGCAGATACGAGAAGTATCCGCGAGACCGTATTCAGTCATCTTTGCCGACAGTTCATCCATAAACGGAGTGGATTTGAAAGAGCGAGGCATAATATATACGAATGAGCGATATACATTATACAATTTTTCGTTTTATACCCAATTTAGATAATTACCCAGCGATTTAGAAGAAACCAGCACGAGGGATATAAACGCGGAAATGGACGGCACCGACGAAGGTACCGACGATGGCGCCAGTAGCATCGATGGCGTTGAGGGTGAGAACGGCGGTGGCGGGAGGCCCTGCTGCGAAAGTGACAAGACCAGCGTATTTAGCACCGATGGTAGTGGTGCCAGCAGCGGCGGGGACGGCGGGGAGGTCGAGCCACGCTTCAACGATACAAGCGTTGGCCTGTGCGGCGGAAATGATATTCAAAGGAGAAAGATTGACAGCCGAAGAACCAGCAACGAAAGCACCAGTAGTTCCGAGAATAACATCATAATTTGCGGGGGAAAGACCAGCATAAGACCCAGACGCATAGGAAAAAGCAGACCCCGCCACAGCACTAGAATTGGCGGGAATTGCGAGTTGAGATACACCAAGAGCGTTCAGAGACATTTTCGGATTTGTTTTATGCTATTAATATTCAGTTGTTTTTATATATAATTTCGTATAAAAACAAACACATCGTAGTTTATATCGTATATAAACAAAGATGAATACACCAAGTAATCCAGAGGCCTCCGCGGTTTTTAATGAACGGACTGGTAGTGCTAAATTGAAGAAAATCATAACCGAGCCGATGAGTGATGCGGATATTGGGGTGTATTTGCCGAGTGCGAAGATACTGATGTTTCGCGAGTTGAAGAACTACCTGAATATACAGGCGATATTGAAGCGTCCGAGAGATTATTTTATAATGTTATACGAACACACGCCACAGAACGGTCACTGGGTGGCGGTTTTGCGGTATGGAAACACTATAGAGTTTTTCTGCCCCTACGGTACATCGCCGTATTCGCCGAACTCCTGTTTAGAGTGGAATACTCCAGAACAAAATGCGGCGGTGGATGCGACGTCCAATTATCTAGAGACGATGTTGAACCAAGCGGAGAAGGATGGTTTCAAGGTGATTTATAACAAGATGGATTTACAGAATAAGGATGGGAACATTAACACTTGCGGCGCTTTTTGTGTGTTTCGGGTGATGTGCCTGATGGAGGATGATATGAATCTCTCGGCGTTTCAAAAGGGGATGAAGAAAATACACACAGCAACGGGGTTGAATTATGATGAAATCGTGGCGGACGCCATAGAGGTTCGCGAGTAGCGGATTTATCGTGGATGAAATCCGTGAATAATGAGGTTTATTATTAACACCGAGATTAATAATAAAAACAACTAAATAGAGATTGTATAAACAAAAGAGGAAGTAAAATGGCGTCTTTTCCTTCAAATGGCTATAATGAGGTGATGTCTGGCACCAATAATTATACTGGTAGCAATTTTTATGGGTCATCCTGTCCCAAGACCCCAGTCGTTCCAGTTTCAAACGACGATTTAACGAATAAACTTTACGTTGATACCGCGACTGGCGGTGGTATCGTCGGCACTCTAACGGATAAAGGCAGTCTTATTACAGCCAACGGCACAAATGCGGTAATCTTCGACCAAAATCCGTATCAAACCGCACTCACTACGACAACGGTATATGATTGGAACTCTCTCGCAGTCGGGCAGTCCCGCGCATTTACCACTACAGTCCCAACACTCATACCTCTCGGGTCGGGTATTACCATCACATATTCAGGCACAGATAGTATCAAAGGCACCGTCACATCCGTCGTCGGCACAACCGTCACCATCACCATCACCGCACTCGCATCGGCGGCATATGCCTCTGGGTTTTTGCTACAAACCTCCTCCCCCGTCTTCACCGCCAGCACCTTTGGGTCTCCATATAACCTTGTCATCGCCCCAAGCATAACCACACCAAACCCTCCAAATATACCTGCCAACACGATTATAACCGACGGTGTATGTTTTGTTTTTAATAGTGGTTCTGGTGGCAATTTTTTTATCACTCTTTCAGGCACGAATGTTGTTCGTGGTTCTTCACAAACATCACCACTTCCACCCTCTGCCTTCCTGCCCTCCACCGCCTTATCGTTTAGCGGAGCAAATGGAGGTTGTTTTGTCGGTTCTACACAAGTCGTTTCCATCACCGTAAATGCGACACAACCTTCCATTCCTGCTCTTTTGCTAGGAAATAATCCTCCCGAGTTCATCGGCAGTCTCTCGGGTTATACCCTTTCTTATTCAACTGGGTCTATCGTTATCGATGATGATATCGCCCTCATCGCCGACGCTCTCTCTTCAACTGGTTTGGCGTGGGGTGTTATTAATACCGCTTCTATCGGTGCGGTCACTAGCGTCAGCGGTGGAACAAGTATCGTTATGTCTGGAACAGTCCCCGCCCCCATCGTCAATCTTAATATCACCGATACAAACGCCAACGCAACATACTACCCTACCTTTGTTGCTGGTGCTGGTCCTCGAGCACTTCTCGCTGATATTACTGCGGGAGCAATCAGTCTTAACCCCTCAAATGGTAATTTTAATGTCGTGGATACACTCAAACTGACGCAGTCGGAGGTGGCGGTTGGTAAAAGTGCTGGTGTAACTTCGCAAAGTACTGATGCCGTCGCTATTGGTAATTTAGCGGGTAGTAATACACAAGGTCTAAGGGCTGTTGCTGTTGGGGCGAGTTCAGGGAACGCTAACCAAAGCAATGATGCTGTTGCTATTGGTTTTCAGGCAGGTCAAACTTCACAAGGTTTAAATTGTGTTGCTGTTGGTTTAAAGGCGGGTCAAAATTCACAAACTGCGAATGCTGTTGCTATTGGTGAATTGGCTGGAGGTAGCACGCAAGGTGGGAGCGCTGTTGCTATCGGTCATAATGCTGGTCGTGGTCTAACATCGGGACAAGGAACAAGTGCTGTCGCTATCGGTCATAATTCTGGTAGAACAAGTCAGGGTTTAAGGGGTGTTGCTATCGGTCTTACTGCTGGTGATACATCACAAGGCAATGATGCTGTTGCTATCGGTCATAATTCAGGTAATTCGGCACAAGGTATAGATAGTGTTGCTATTGGGAATGGGGCGGGTCAAACTACACAAACCACTCTTGCGGTTGCGATTGGTAAAACTGCGGGTCAAACCACACAAGGCAATGCTTCGGTTGCTATTGGTAATGGTGCTGGAAATTTTAATCAAGGTGCTGGTGCTTGTGCGATTGGTTCAAATGCTGGTGGTGGTGTGTCGGGGGCAAACTTTCAAGGTGCGAACGCTGTTGCGATTGGAACAAGTGCGGGTCAAAATACACAAGGTATAGGGGGTATTGCTATTGGGAATCAGGCGGGTCAAACAACACAAGGTCTAGGGAGTGTTGCTATTGGGAATCAGGCGGGTCAAACAACACAAGCGAATTACAGTGTTGCGATTGGTAATCAAGCGGGTAAAACAAGTCAAACAACACTTGCTATTGCTATTGGTGCTGATGCTGGTCTATCAAATCAAAAAACAGAGGCTGTTGCGATAGGAATACGAGCAGGTGGTACTACACAAGGTCGAGGTAGTGTTGCTATTGGGAATGATGCGGGAACAACGAATCAATTGGATTATTCTGTTGCGATTGGTTATAATGCGGGTAAAACAAATCAAGCGACGACTGCTGTTGCTATTGGTGCTGATGCTGGTTTATCAACTCAAAAAGCGGATAGTGTTGCGATAGGAACACGGTGCGCCGATTTTCAACAAGGTCAAGCCAGTATTGCTATTGGGTATCAGGCGGGGAGAACAAATCAAGGAAACGATTGTATTGCTTTTGGAAGTTACGCAGGGGAAAACGGACAAGGAACTAATAGTATTGCGATTGGAAAAAATGCTGGAATATTGAACCAAACAGGAGGTTCTATTGCTATAAATGCGACGGGAAGTTCGTTGGTTGCTAATCAAGTAGGTCTTTTTATCGCCCCCATTCGTTCTGGTGCTGCTGGTTCTGGATTTGTTCCACCTTTACCCGCCAATGTGTTATATTATAATACATCATCTCTTGAAGTATTGCGAACAACCTAAAAAATCGAACCACAGTTTCGCTGTTGCTGGAGGGGAGTGCTTACCTTGGAAGACAATTGAAATGCTAATATCATCATACTTATTTTATGCTTGGATGATGTGTGAGTAGGGGCTATTGGCGCGTTCTTCTTCTTCTTCAATAGAACTGGTTTCGTCTTCACTATCCTCTGGTGGTATGAATAATTCTGTGTAGCAGGCGACACACAATCTCTCGGTGATGCGTTCTTCACATCTTTCACAGAGGTCTAACTTCTCCGAATTGATATCGATTGCGACTTGTTGGTCTAGTGCGTGGGTGCGGGCGGTACGGAGTAACTCTTCGAGTTCTTCGACTCGGCGGGTGAGTTGATTGATGGTGCGTTGTTTTTCAGCGAGTTCATCCATAATTATAGGTTTGATATTATATCTCCGAGAGATTTGTTTATTTTGGTTTTTGAAAAAAAAGATGCTTACCTTCATCTTTTTTTCCTTACCTGATTACTGGGCTTCAATAAACCTGTACTGCGTTTCTCCGTCGCACTTGACGATGTATTTCTTGTCTTCCATTTCAGCGAGGCAGTCGCCGCAGTAGTTCAGGCAGTCGCCACCTTCGAAAACATACGACCACGCCGTTTGGGCTTCGCAGCGACGGCATTCAAGTTCGCCGCCGACATCTTCTTTGTCGGTCTCCTCGTCCTCCTGACAGTCCTCGCACTCGCACTCGCAGTAGTGGCAAGAGTGTTCGTCGCAGGCACCCTCCCAGTCTTCCATACAGGCGAACTTATATCCGCAGTTGCCACATTCAAATTCGTCTTTTTGGGAGACGGTGGATTTGAGTTTTGTTTTGAGTTCTTCGTTTTCTTTGCGGAGGCGGTCGATTTCTTCGTGGAGGCGGACGAGTTCGCTGCTGGTGTTATTGAGTTGAGTGGATAATGCGTTGATTTGTTCTGCGTTCATTTGTATCGTCGTGTGGTTGTCGTTGTATTCGGCTGATATGAGTAAAATGATTTCAATTTTTTCTGGATTGTGTGAGCGTAGGCACATCATACAATACCGCCGCCACCGCCGTCCCCG